GATGAACGAGGCAATGAAACTATTGGCCCTGAAACTGAAACATCTGATAGGACTGTGGATAAGACTTACTGGGGTTGGCCTGAATCTCCTAACGCGGAAGTTGATCCTTACCATGTGAGGTATTTATAATGGGATTAGAAAGCGCAACCTATATTAGTGGACTGGTAGATACAAACCCTACTGGCTCAGATAGCATCTCTCAAGGGGATGACCATCTGAGGCTTATTAAAAAAGTAGTGCAAGATAGTCTGCCTGATGTAGATCAAGCAGCGGCTACAGTTATTGTTAAGGCTACCGCCCCTACTACTCAGGTAAAGGGAACAATCTGGTATGACACTTCTGCAAATACTCTCAAAATGAATACAGCCACTACAGCGGCTACTCCTGTATGGGCCGAGGTAGGTGTTGATGCGCCGTGGTCGTCTAATCTTTCTAAAGGTTGTATGTTTAGGGCTAATAAATCAGGGTCACAGTCTATTGCCCAAAATGACTGGGATAAAATTACCATGACTACTGAGGTTTTTGATCTTGGTGGGGATTTTGCTAGTAGCACGTTTACTGCTCCCGCCGCTGGAAAATATTATTTCAATGCTGCTTTTAGAACTGATGCTCTACATTCTTCTGATGATGATATAGCCATATATAAAAACTCTAGCGCTTATGCCATGCACTCAACCTTCAGGCAGGTGGGTTCTTCTTATGTTGTCACTTCCTCAACACTAATGATCTCTTGTATTATGGATATGTCCGCATCAGATACAGCATCTATGTATGGGCATACAGAATCATCCAGTGGTTTTTCTATAGGGGCTGGGGCTACTGTAACTTTCTTTGAGGGTTATAGGTTAGCATAATGCCTCTTGTACCTATCGAAAACGTAGGGCAGGTAGGCATCATACAAGATGTGCCGCCCTATGAGTTGCCGCCTAATGCTTGGTCACGTGGAAACAATGTAAGGGTATTGGACAACGGAATTAAAAAGATTCGGGGCTACACAGAATCCTTAAAAACCATTACGTTCCCCCCATATTATTTAACTCCCTATGAAGATTCTGCGGGAACATACTATTGGTTAGCCTTTGGACAGAATAAGGTGGCTGTGTGGGATGGCACTACTTGGACAGACATAACTAGGCAAACAACAAATACCCTTAATGGGGCTATAAACGCATCTGTTACCACTATCACATTAACTGATGCAAGTTCATTCCCAACTAGCGGAACTATCGCTATAGGAACGAAACAGGTAGCAGAAGCGGCAACCAATTATTACGAAGAAATAACATACACGGGCAAGTCAACCAACGACCTGACAGGATGTACTAGGGCTAGTACAAACCCCGCTGCCCATGAAGATTTGTCTGTTGTAACTCCCGTTGGAACTACTGCGACAACTGATAATAATTATGCCGCCACTGAGAATACTAGGCGTTGGACTACTACCAACCTTAATGGATTACTCATTGCAACCAATGGCTATGATGCCCCACAAATGTGGCCTCTTAATAGTAGCGGCGTTCCTGCTAAAACAGTACCTCTCCGAGAGTTGCAGAACTGGAGTGTTGCTACCACAAAAGAGGCTGGCAACTCGACAAACAAGAGTGAAGTTATACGCTCGTTCAGAACATTTCTTGTTGGCCTGAATTGGACTAACGTAGTTGCTAGGAATAATGTAGAACCAAGGTTGGTAAAATGGTCTACAGAGGCATCTTACGGCTCCGCCCCTATAACATGGAGTTCTTCAGATGCAACTTTAGACGCTGGGGAATATGAGTTGTCTGACACCCCGGGAAGTATATTGGATGGTTTACCACTAGGCGATTCCTTTATAATATACAAAAATGATAGTATATATATAATGAACTACGTGGGTACACCCTACATCTTTTCATTCAAGTTACTAAGCCCAACTATAGGAGCGTTATGTAAGAACTCTGTGGTAGATTTTGAGGGTGGTCATTTCTTTATGGGCAACTCAAACTTCTATCTCTGTAATGGACAAACTGTAACACCCCTTCTGACTGGTAAATTACGAAGGGCAGTATTTGATGAGATTGTTGCTGGTGATCTAGCCGATCCTACATGGCAAAAGAGTTTTGTTGCAGCCGATCATGTTCATAAGGAAATTCTAGCCTGTTATGCCACAGAAAGTTCTAGTGTAGTAAACAAGGCTGTTATATGGAGTTGGGAAAATAACACGTTTACCTTTAGAGATTTACCCACAACCTCCCATATTTCAACAGGTATTTTGGCCGCTAATCCCGGTGGTAAGTTATGGAGTACCGCAACTAAAACATGGGATGTGGATTCTGAAGCATGGGGGTCATCCGATTACGATGCTCACCTAGAGAATCTTGTGTTTGCTGATGTAAGTAATACCAAATTCTATAGAGATAATGCTGGCAATCAGGAAGATACTTCCAACATGACAGCATATATAGAAAGGTCTGGTTATGATCTTGGCGATCCACAATCAGTAAAGTTTGTATCTGCTGTGTACCCTCAGATAGAGGTTAGCGGAAACAATACTGTAAAGGTCTACATTGGTAGACAGATGAGTACAGAAGATGGTATCACATGGGAGGGGCCAGTAGCCTTCAACCCCAATACTCAGTCTAAGGTGTCGTGCAGGGTAAGTGGCAAATACTTTGGAATCAAAATAGAGTCTGATACCGATATAGATTGGAAACTTCATGGCCTAGCCTTTGAAGTACAGAGGAGTGGCCTAAGAGGAATAAGATCGTATGCCTAGTGTCGCACCTAGTAAGGTTATAAAATCTGTAAACAGGTGGACTCCTAATCCAGCCCCGGTTGGCAATGAGAACCTTTCTGATTACCTCTTCCATGAGTTAAACAGGCTATCAGATGTTCTATTCAACCTAGATGTATTTAGGCTGGAACAAACTAATGTAGCCCCTGCTAAACCTAGAGATGGTGATATAAGATATGCGGATGGAACGAACTGGGATCCTGAATCTGCTGGCCTTGGTGCTGGCATCTATGCTTATATTGGCACTGCTTGGACAAAACTCTAACGCAGATATACACGGCAGTAGGGCTAGTTTCCTGATGGTAGATAGTAGGTGGATGACACTTAACTACCTACACCCCCAAGCAGAGAAAAGTAAAATGAGAGCCGCCGCACTAGCAAACGGTGATACTCACATTTACCTGTACAGTCGCAATGGTGGGGATGGATTCAACGGAGGCCCGAATTTCGATCTTTCCATTATCACCCCCAAACCAGATTGGGAAGTGCAACTGAATATATTGAATGACGTAGGGTTAAGCCCTATCATGTGGCTTACACCAGACGATAGCCCAAGCATTACCTCTCAATCACTGGACGCTCAGAAGGCTCACTTCAGCGAGATCGTTCGTAGGTTTGATGACAAGATTTCAGGATATGTAACCTGCCTCGAATGTGATGAGTATTGGGATGCCGCGACAACCAACGCTCTGGTTGCCCACTTAAAATCAATCACTGATAAACCAGTTGGAGTTCATCTAACATCTGGTATCGGTGGACACAAAGGGAACAAGGAATACTATGCAAATGCTGATTATGTCTTTCTTCAGACTGGTTGGAATAAGACCCCCGCAGAGATTACTGCAATGGTCAAACAGGCGATTGCTATCACAGGCAAGCCAGTGGTTGCAGCAGAGTATGCGAAGGAGAGCCGATCAGCAGCGGCTAGGGCGTTAGGAGATGCCGCTTGTTTAGCGGGAGCCGTAGGCACGGGAAACGGAAGATCAGTAGATTTCTGCGGTCTACAGAGAGAACAGAAAAAGGTTCATTGGTACAAGAAGTACGAAACGGAGATGGTCGTTGCTGGGGTCGCGATAGTAACCCTTTACGCCGTGTCACGATTCGACCTACCGCTCCAGTTGAGAGCAACGGAGAGCGGTTATCAGATTGGCGTGGTGAAGAAGATCACCCAGAACCAGTCGATAGGTTTGAACTATAGTAATGATGGGTCATATATAGCCCACTACAGGATTGAATTTTGAAAGCACAACTTGTTAAACCAGAGGATGTCACTTACCTGTGGGAAGATGTCAAGCCAATGTTGGCTAGAGTTACAGAAAGAAGTGAAGGAGAGATGGAGCCTGACGATTACCTAGAAATCCTAACGCAGGGTGCTATGCAATTATGGGTTGCCACGGAAGATAATAATATTATTATAGCGATGGTTACTCAAATCATAGCATACCCACAAAAGAAAGTTCTCAGAGTTATTGCGATAGCAGGTGAGAAATTTATAGAGGCGCACAATCAGTTCAATGCTTTGGTAGAAGTCTTTGCCATAAGAGTTGGCTGCTCCTCTATGGAATTGTGGGGTAGAAAAGGATGGAAGAAAATGTTACCAGAATGGAAAGATTCATATATAGTCTTTACTAAAGACTTACAAGGGAGGATGCACTAATGTCAGGTGGAGGAAATTTTCAAGGAATGCAAGGCGCTGGTAATTTGCCGCCCGGAGTCAATCAAACTGGAACTATGACTGGAGGCCCCTATACTGGCGGCTCTAGTTCTTGGGGTGGAAACTATAATCAGCAAACTGGGCAGCGTCCTATGGGACAACAATCGTCTGGTATGTCAAATTACTTTGGGTTCCAAAACCCCGGGAGTCAGTACGGTAATATGCCGGGTGATTATGGATGGTCGCCATCATACGGCTATCCTAACGGTGGATGGGGATATAATAATAGGCCCCCTCAACAGTACTCCAATCAAACGTATTATCAATCCCCCAATCAGCAAGCCACAACGCAAACAGCAGCAGCCCCAGCACCGTGGGAAGCCAACTGGGGTACAAATAAGGAACAAGCCCAGAGG